CCAAAGATTGAGATACGAGCAATGCCCGGTGCTTGAAAGTCTTATCATGCTTTTGCCATGCAGCGGTTGACGTGTTCCACCGACTAGCGTGGATCATTTCGTGGGCCATCGTCCGGATCGCTGTTTCCAAGAAGCCACAACGAGCGGCAGATATCGTAATGACGTGTTCATATTTGTCCGCTCCGTCATCGTGGAGGTACGTTCCCATGGTCTCTGGATCGTGATCTACGATAAATTTAATGGTTTCTGGTAACGGCATATCCCATTTATCAAAAGGTTCACACACCACAAGCATGGTGTATATATTTTTGAGAATAGTAGATGTCAGCTGGATCATACTTTCATTAATTGGCCGCGAAAATAAATGAGACCCTCATCCTCGTTAATGACCTCTGCCAGCTCCGGGGGCATGAGTTTGCCGTTAATATAGGTCAATACTGCGTATCCAGCTCTCCAGTTGACTGGGTTGTTTTCTGTATACGCAAATTGGCTGTCCTTAATACAGGCCATCGTTCCAGTATCTACCCCATATCGTGTGCCGGTGTAGTCTGTCCAAGGGGTTACCTTGAGGGAATGTAGGTGGCCAGACACAAAGCTCGTGCCTGACTTCATCGTATTGTTGTAGACCGCATGAACTCCGTTATGCCAGCGGTGTTTAATCATGCAAGTCTGGTTGACCATGATTGACCAGTACCACTTCCAATGTGGGGTGTGGTCTGCAATATCAAAACCCTTGATGCCCTCGTACTGTGGGAGGACATTAGATAGTTTGCCTGAGAATCGTAGGTCATGGTTACCAATCGTAATCATTAACTTACAGCCAGCTGGTCTCACCTTTTCAATGTCTCCGAGCCTGTCTTGGATCTCATCTAACTCTTCTTTGACTGTGGGGCCATTCTGCCAGCCAATGCGGTGATGCGCTGAGATACTAGCGAAATCCGCAATATCTCCATTGAGAATTACAATCTTTGGTTTCAGATACTTTACAAATTGGACAAAGCCGCGGTGAGCTGTGGTCACATACTCTGGGTTGTAGTGGCAATCAGAGCCAACCAAGATAACACCATTGTCAATCGTAACATTGGCTTGCATCTGCTCATCAGGAATGTAAATCTTAGGTTGGCCAGTTGGTGACAGAGCATCTAAAACAATATCGTATTCTTGTTCTATCTTTCTGCGCCTTTTTAAAACATTGCGAGTGCTAATCCCGATAACCTGGCTAAGTTTTTCTGGGGACTGATATTGTTTCCAAAGAGAAATAAATTCTTCGTCACTACACGCTTTTCGTACCATGACATACCTTATAATGATAAAGTTAGCTTATATTAACTGAAAAGTGTTAAAAATCAATGGCTAAAACAAAAGAGATGTCAAGCAAACAAATACCATCAACCGGTATTAGTTTAGATTTTTCCAAATCACCAGAGGTTTATAAGTTTCTAACAAGCAATGCATTCGTGCGTGGGATGATGGGGCCAGTAGGATCCGGCAAGTCCTATGCTTGCGCTGCTGAGATATTTATCAGAGCCATTCAGCAAAAGCCCTCCCCTATCGATGGTGTCCGATATACCCGTTTTGTCATTGTACGCAATAGCTACCCCGAACTCAAGACAACCACAATTAAGACCTGGCAAGACCTTTTCCCAGAGAATACCTTTGGGCCAATGCTCTATACCCCACCCATTACCCACCACATCCGACTACCGGCAAGGGATGGAGCTGCGGGTCTTGATTGCGAGGTAATCTTCTTAGCGCTTGACCAACCAAAAGACGTTAGAAAGCTATTGTCCTTAGAGTTGACTGGTGCATGGGTCAATGAGGCGCGAGAGTTGCCCAAGGCTGTAATTGATGGCCTTACACACCGAGTAGGTAGATACCCTACCAAGCGAGATGGTGGTGCGAGTTGGCATGGCATTTGGATGGACACCAACCCAATGGACGATGACCATTGGTGGTTTAGGATGGCCGAGAAAGAAAAGATGACAGGCCCATATGCTTGGAAGTTTTTTAAGCAGCCGGGCGGTGTCATTGAAGTTAGCAAAGACGATCTGCCCGAAAACCCAGAGGCTAACGATTGCATATTCTCAGCTGGTAAGTGGTGGCAGTTAAACAAGAAGGCTGAAAACGTAGCCAATCTGCCTCCGGGTTACTACCAACAAATGCTCTTGGGTAAGAACATTGACTGGATCCGATGCTATGCCGAAGGCAAATATACCTATGTCCAAGAGGGTAAGTCGGTTTGGCCAGAATATGACGATAACCTCATGAGTGGAGAGACAATTTTAGACAACTCTGTGCCGATTCAGATCGGTCTAGACTTTGGTTTGACACCAGCTGCGGTTATTGGACAGAGGTTGCCTAATGGTAGATGGCAGATTATTGATGAGATTGTGACCTTTGACATGGGATTAGAGCGCTTTGGCCATCAACTCGTAGCCGAAATCAACGCAAAGTACCCAGGAATGCAAGTATTGGTGTGGGGTGATCCAGCTGGTATGGCTAGAGATGCGATCTATGAGGTAACGGCCTTTGACTTTTTAAGGACTCTTGGCCTCAAGGCACAGCCAACCCCATCAAACGACTTCAAGGTTCGCAGAGAATCAGCTGCCGCGCCCATGCAACGTCTTATCAACGGTAAGCCAGGGCTAATGGTTGACAGCAAATGCAAGCTACTACGCAAGTCTTTGGCGGGTGGCTACCATTTCAAGCGGGTATCAGTCGGCTCTGGTCAGGAGCGGTTTAGGGATAGCCCAAATAAAAATGAACACTCCCACGTTGGCGATGCCTTTGGATATCTCTTGCTCGGTGGCGGTGAATACAAGCGCATGACCCGCCCAGGCGATGTGTCATCAAAGACTTTTGTAGCCCAAACGGTGGCCAATAGCGACTTTGATATCTTTGCCCGATGAAAGTTACCATACCTTATGAGGTAATGAATGAGCAGATGCATCCCAAGAGAGGGGTGTTTTATCTACCATTCGTGATTGACCATTTTGACCAGCTCGATACAACTCAGCCTGAGTTGTTGGCTGTGGCTAGGGGATATGACCTTAGATCCATGATACATAGTCAGTCCATGCTCGGCACAGCGGTTACTGCGTTCTATCGCAATAAACCGATAGCCATCTTTGGGGTTGTCCTGTTTTGGGGTGGAGTTGGCGAGATGTGGAGCATATTTGATAATCAAGCTAGAGAGTACCCAGCATCCATGCTTAGGTGTGGCAGATCTTTTGTAGATATCGCAAACAGATATCTCAACTTGCATAGATTGCAAATAACTGTTAGAACTGACGATATTCGGGCAATACGTTATGCGAAAGCATTAAAGTTTGAAACCGAAGCAGTTCTAAGAATGTACGGCCCTGACAAGGTGGATTACTTACTAATGACGAGGTTTTAAATGGGTGGATTATTTGGTGGATCTCCAGACACCAGCGGCGCAGAACGTGCAGCTGCTGAGACTAAAGCAGAAAACGAAAAAATTAGAGCGCAAGCCGAAGAGGAAAAGCGACAGCTCGCAGAGCAAAATGCAGCTCGCGCTAAAGCACGATTACGCGGTGGTAGCCGTATGTTGCTATCCGATACACGTTTAACCCCAGAGACAGGCATTCAAACGCTTGGCTCTAATGAAATGAAAGTGAGCTAATCATGGGTGGAGTATTTGGAGGCGGTAGTGCCAAAGCAGTTGCATCGCAACCAATGGCAGATGCAGCAGCAGCTGAGAAAAAAGCAGAAGCAGCAAAGACACAAGCAACACAAGCACAGGAAGAGGCTGGCGCAAAAATGCGCGGCGCAAAACGCAGAGGCCGTCAACTCCTATCGGATGCACGTCTAAACCCAGAGATGGGTATGCAAGAGACTTTGGGTGGAGGAAATAATCTTGGATAACAAAGCAAAGATGCAAAAGAAAGTAGCCAAAGTCATGCGTGAATACAAGGCTGGCGGTCTACATTCTGGTAAAGGTGGCCCAGTTGTTAAATCTCAAAAGCAAGCCGTTGCAATTGCAATGAGCGAGGCTGGAATGGCTAAGAAAAAATGAAAGAAGTCTGGGAAAAAGAAAGACCAAAAGGTTTAGGCAAGCCAGAGAAGTTGTCTCCCATGCAGAAGGCTGCTGCTAAAGCAATGGCAAAGAAAGCTGGCAGACCATATCCAAATTTAGTTGACAACATGAGAGCGGCTAAAAAATGAAAGTAGAACTATCGTTTGAGTTTGGCGAAGACCACAAAGGCATGGGCGAAGAAGAGAAGAAGCCTATGGAGTTGACACCATTTCAAAAGAAAGTGGCTAAGATGCTTGCTCAAAAGGCTGGCCGCTCTAAGCCAAACGATGAAGATTTGTATAAAGCATCTGAACTTGATAGCGAAGAAGATTAATGGCTATTACTGTCCAGCGGGAGTCTGATAACACCAAATCAATATTTGTTACACCAACGTATATTGATAAGGATGGTAACCAGCTTGTTGCTGGATCAGAGAAGCCGCTTGTTATGGCTGATGTTAATCATGTTCGCTTGCATGAGGGCAGAGCATTTTACGCATATTTTTTAAACGATAGCGCAAATAAATTAGCCAATGATGCATCAATCAGTATTGCTGTTGCTTGGGCTACAGGCAAGACTCCGCACCTAGTATTTGACGTTAAGTGTGGCGGTGATGCGGAGTTTATTATTTATGAAAACGCAACTGTAACTGGCGGCACATCGTTTACAGCAATTAATCGATATAGACCATCTGCAAACACAAGCGCAAGCGCAATATTAATTAATCCAACAGTAACTGCTACTGGAACACCTTTAACTGGCGAATTTCTTTCTGGCGGTTCTGGTGGTCAAGCAACAGGATCTGCTGCATTTTCATTTCAATATGTTCTTTCTCCATTAACAACATATTTGTTTCGACTAACAAACAGAAGTGGTCAGGCACATATGGCTCATGTAATGATTGAGTGGTACGAATGACATTAAAAAAATATCAAAACCCAAAGGGTGGCCTTAATGAGGCTGGGCGCAAATACTTTGAGCGCAAAGAAGGTGGCAACCTACAGGCTCCAGTTAAGGGTGGAACCAACCCAAGAAGGGTATCTTTTGCTGCTCGCTTTGGTGGGATGGCTGGGCCTTTAGTGGATGAGAAAGGCAGACCAACTCGCTTAAAGAAAGCATTGCAAGCGTGGGGATTCGGCAGCAAAGAGGCAGCTCGTAACTTTGCAAATAGACACAAAAAGGATTGATATGGCTGAAATGATGAGATTAAAACCCGAAGACATCCTCAAGCGCCACGATATTGCGCTGCGTAAGAAAGAGGATTTTAGAGACCTATACGATGAGGCATACGAGTTTGCTTTGCCACAGCGTAATCTCTATGACGGCTATTATGATGGTAAGGTTGGTGGCGCTAAAAAGATGAACCGCGTGTTTGATGCAACCGCTATTAATTCAACTCAGCGCTTTGCTAATCGTTTGCAATCGGGTATTTTCCCGCCACAACGCAAATGGTGCAGATTAGAGACTGGCCCAGATATTCCAGAAGACCGCAAGGCAGAAGCCTCAGCAGCTCTTGATATCTATGCAGACAAAATGTTTGCAACTCTCAAGCAGTCTAATTTTGATATTGCAATGGGCGAGTTCTTGCTTGACCTTGCAGTCGGTACTGCGGTAATGATGGTTCAGCCAGGCGATGACACATCTCCAATCAACTTCATTCCTGTGCCACAGTTCTTAGTTGCTTTTGAAGAGGGCGCTAATGGCCAGGTAGACAATGTATACAGACGTATGCGCATAAAAGGTGAGGCAATCATCCAGCAATGGAAAGATGCAAATATTCCAGCAGATCTACAGACTAAGATAGAAAACAAGCCAACAGAAGACTTTGAGTTGATTGAGGCCACAGTATTTGATCCAAAACGCGGTGACTATTGCTATCACGTTATCCACAAAGAGTCTAAGCAAGAGTTGGTCTATCGCAGATTAAAGACTAGCCCTTGGGTGGTAAGCCGTTATATGAAGGTGGCTGGTGAAATATATGGCAGAGGCCCATTGATTACCGCATTGCCTGACATCAAGACATTAAACAAGGTTAAAGAGTTGGTATTGAAAAATGCATCTTTAGCCATATCTGGTGTGTATACAGCTGCTGATGATGGAGTCCTTAATCCAGCAACTGTAAAAATTATCCCCGGAGCAATTATCCCAGTAGCTCGTAATGGTGGCCCACAAGGCGAATCATTAAAACCTCTACCACGCTCTGGGGATTTCAACGTATCTCAATTAATCATTAATGACTTAGTACAGAACATCAAGCGTATGTTGTTGGATGAGAGCTTGCCTCCGGATAATATGTCCGCTCGCTCCGCAACAGAAGTTGTAGAACGTATGAAGGAATTGAGTCAGAACCTTGGATCTGCATTTGGCCGATTGATTAATGAGACCATGATTCCTCTAGTAGCAAAAATTCTGCAAGTAATGGATGACCGCGGCATTATTGATATGCCATTGCGTGTCAACGGCCTAGAAGTTAAAGTAGCACCAGTTGCTCCATTGGCTATGGCTCAGAACATGGAAGACGTAACTAACGTCATGCAGTTCGTACAGATGGCTCAAGGCTTTGGCCCAGAGGGTCAGGCAACACCTAAGTTGGGCGAGATTACAGATTACATTGCTGAAAAATTAGGCATCCCATCTAAGTTGCGCAATGATGCAGCAGAGCGACAATATAACCTACAGCAGATTGCTCAACAGGCAGCACAAGTTGCCGAGCAAAACCCAGAGGCTGTACCCGAAATGATGAAGATGGCTGGGGGTTAATGAATGAATATTGATGGATGGGCTGGCTTAGAAAGCATCGTTACAGATATTCGTGATGTTGACCAATCAGTAGAAGACTTAAACAAATTATGCCTCCGAGTTCTCAGCTCAGAGGATGGCGAAAAACTAATGAAGTGGCTAAGAACCACTTTGTTAGAGCAACCAGTTGCCTTGCCTGGTGCTGATCCTAGTTATGCTTTTTACCGAGAAGGACAAAACAGCGTGATTCGGGATCTTGAAGCAAGGATTCATAAAGCGAGGAAAATGTAAAAATGGAAACTACCGAAGCAGTCCAGCCCACAGAAGAAGGTGGCCTACTGGACTCAGTAACAACTGAGGACAGCCAAGGTACAGAGCAGCAAAACCCACAAGCATCACAGATATCTCATCTAGCAGAGCAAGAAGATGACTCTCCGCTAGAAAGGCCTGATTGGTGGCCTGAGAATTTTTGGAAAAAAGACGATGCTGCGCCCGATCTTGAGGGCATAGCAAAATCGTGGATGGACTTGCGTAAGCAGATATCGCAAGGCAAACACAAAGCCCCGGCAGATGGTAAGTACGACACATCCGCATTTGGTGCAATTCCAGAAAACGATCCAATTCGCAGCCATGTTATGGATTGGGCTAAGGAAAATGGGATATCGCAACTCGCCTTAGATAGTTTGGTTGGCAAGGTTGTTGGCATGAGTGCAGAGAAGGTAGAAACTGTTACCCGGTCAATTGCCGAAGAAAAGGCAGCTCTTGGCCCTAACGCAGATGTCATTATTAAAGGAATGACTGATTGGGCTAGAGGCCTTGTAAACAAAGGGGTTTGGGGTAAAGATGACTTTGAAGAGTTTAAGTACATGGGCGGTACAGCCAAGGGCTTAAAGGCTTTGATGAAATTGCGTGAGACTTATGAAGGCTCTCGTATCCCAACCGAGTCAGTACCCATTGAAGGTGCGCCATCGAAAGATGAGTTGTACCAGATGGTTGGCGATCCTAAGTACAAGACAGATCCAGCCTACAGAGCCAAAGTTGAGCGAATGTTTGCTCAGAATTTCGGCTAAAATAAGGAATCTCCTCACGAGAGTGACCCTCCCCCCGGTGCAGTTTGCCGGGGGTTTTTTCATCAACATTTAGTAAAAATTAAAAATATGCAACTAGATGTTGTATTTTTTCTACACTTCTGCTAGAAACTCATTTAAGGCATACCAATTTATTGGCCCTTGATGCAGATGAATCTGACGATTGGCTAACGTAATTAGCAAGCATAGGCCCTGGCAACAGGCACACCAAAGCAAAAACCTATTTTATTTTTTTACCTTTTTAGGAGAAATACATGAGCATTTCATTATCTAATGCCTTTGTAACTCTATTTGATGCTGAGGTAAAACAGGCTTTCCAGGGCAAGGCTATGCTGGTAGGTGCTGTTCGTCAGCGTAAAGGAGTTGAAGGTTCTACTGTTAAGTTCCCAAAGGTTGGCAAGGGTGTTGCAACTCCCCGCATTGCACAATCTGACGTAACCCCATTAAACGTAGCATTTAGCAACGTAACTTGCACATTGCAAGACTGGAACGCTGCTGAATACAGCGATATCTTTTCTCAAGCTAAAGTCAATTTTGATGAGCGCCAAGAGTTGGTACAAGTTTTGTCCAATGCTATCGGCCGCCGTCAAGACCAGCTGATCCTTGATGCATTGTCTACTTCTAGCACTTCATTGACTGTTGCTAATAGCGTTGGTGGTGCTAACACCAACATGAACGTAGCAAAGTTACGCGAAGCCAAGAAGTTGTTGGATAAAAACAACGTTCCTCCAGAGGGCCGTCACATTATCCTCCACGCAAATGGTTTGGCATCCTTGTTGTCTGAGACAGCAGTAACCAGCTCTGACTTCAATACTGTTAAAGCACTTGTTGCTGGCGAAATCAATACGTTCTTAGGCTTTACTTTCCACATCCTCGGTGACCGTTCTGAAGGTGGTTTAGCAATTGACGGCTCCAATGACCGTACTTGCTTTGCATTCCACAAAGATGCACTAGGCTATGCAGAAGGTATTGCCCCACGCACCGAAATTAATTACATCCCTGAGAAGACCTCGTTCCTCGTGAACAGCATTTTCTCCGCTGGTGCAATTACCATCGATGCTGAAGGTATTGTCCAAATCACCGCTCGCGAAGCATAATTTAAGGAGAGACTGAAATGGCATATTCTGCTGATGGTTTAGTAACCGTATGTGCATCGAAGGCTGGTAATGCTCCATCGATGTATTTGTATAAAACCGCTGACACGCAAGCAACTGTAAATACCTCTGGGTATTTCAATGCAATCTCGTCAATGGTTAAAATTGGTGACATCATTTTTGTTTACGACACCACAACCCCATCTTTAGTACTGACTTATGTTCGTGCTAATAGTGCTGCTGGTGTAGTTGATATTGCTGATGGCACAACTGTAAGTGCAACCAATACTGACTAACAGTATTTAGTATCAAGGTGGGCTATTGCTGGCAAAACTGGCGATAGCCCATTCTTACATTGGAGATTTAAATGGCAGCTGGCGATACCGCATTATCAATTTGTTCTGATGCTTGCGTAATGTTAGGCGCAAAGCCTATCTCCTCATTTAACGAAGGAACCGATGAGGCATCTATTGCAGACCGCTTATATGCGGATATTCGCAATCAAGCCCTCATGCTTTACCCTTGGTCATTTAGCTTTAAAAAGACCTCTATTGCTCGATTGGTAACAACTCCTACCAATGAGTACCGATATGAATATCAATTGCCTGGAGACCGTTTAGGCGCTCCTAGAGCCGTATATGACACAAATGCTGTTGGCATACCGCCACGCAAAGAATACAGAATCATGGGCAGCAAATTATTGACTGACTATGAGCAAGTTTATATTGACTATCAATATGCAGTACCCGAATACGATATGCCTAGTTATTTTGTGCAGCTGCTCAAATATATGATGACTTGGCATCTTGCTTTGCCCATTACAGATCAGACAGAGAAAAGCCAATATTGGCAGTCTGTCGCTATTGGGTCACCAGCTGAGAATGGTAGGGGTGGATATTTAAGACAGGCTATGAATATTGACGGCCAAGGCCAACCAACCAACGCAATTAATGACTTCTCACTTATTGCTGTGAGGTATTAATGGCTCGCTTTGTCTCCATTCAGACAAACTTTTCTACTGGAGAATTAGACCCATTGCTCCGCGCAAGGGTTGATTTGACTGCCTATCAAAATGCATTAGAAGAGGCTACCAATGTAGTCTGCCAGCCACAAGGTGGCATTAGACGTAGACCCGGCACAAAGTACATTGCATCGCTACCAAACAGTAGCACAGAGTCCGCTGGTAACGGCACACGATTAGTTGAGTTTGAGTTCAGCACATCGGATTCTTATATGCTTTGCTTTACTCATAATCGGATGTATGTGTTCAAAAACAAGGCTCTTGTTACTAACATCAATGGCTCTGGCAACCCATATCTTGACACGTCAGGGGTTGGCTTAACTGGCGCACGTCTAGCAAATATCGTTTGGACTCAGTCAGCTGATACATTGATTGTGGTTCATCCAGATATCAACCCAGTAAAAATTGTAAGAGGAGGTACTGATGCTACCTGGACTGCTTCTGCTATTACCTTTGATTCTATTCCGAAGTATGCTTTCACCGCTTCTTTTTCTAATCCAGCCGGTACGCTAACTCCATCTGCTGTATCTGGTAAGGTTACACTAACCGCATCGTCTAGCGTGTTTACTTCTGGCAGCGTTGGCCAATACGTCAATGCAACACCACAAGGCAGAGCCAAGATTGTTAAATACACATCTGGCACGTCAGTTGATGCAATTACTGAGTTCCCATTTTTTAACACATCAGCGATTGCTAATGGCTCATGGGAATACGAGTCAGGCTATGAGGCTGTTTGGTCTGCTGGCAAAGGCTGGCCACGCTCGGTAACGTTCCATGAAGGCCGTCTATATTTTGGTGGATCGAAGTCGCGCCCATCTACAGTATGGGGTTCTAAAGTTGGATTGTTTTTTGACTTTGACCCAACAGAAGGTTTGGATGATGATGCGGTAGAGGCAACGCTAGATACGAATACGTTTAACGCTATTGTTGACATTATCTCTGGCCGAGACTTGCAAGTGTTTACCACAGGCGGTGAGTTCTATGTTCCGCAAAATGGTCTTGACCCAATTACTCCAACGAATTTTTTTGTTAAAACAGCGAGCCGTAATGGTATTAAAGAAGGTATCCGCATTCAGCAGTTGGAGTCTGGAACTTTATTTGTACAAAGACAAGGGAAGTCATTAAATGAGTTTGCTTATACTGATACGCAACTTACATACGTCACGCAAAAGATATCGTTACTTGCTGGCCATCTCTTGCGTAACCCAACTCGTATTGCTTTGCGTAGGTCTGTGGCTACTGATGAAAACGACCTATTGCTAATTACCAATGGCGATGACGGCACAATGGCCGTATTCTCGTTATTGCGCGCCCAGAATGTTATTGCCCCATCAGAGTTCGTAACAGTTGATGGTTCGTTTGTTGATGTTGGTGTAGATATCTCAACCATCTATACAGTTGTAAAACGCAATGTAAACGGCACATTTCAATATTACGTTGAGGCTTTTGACAATGATTTATTAACAGACTCATCTAAAACTGGTGGAGCTGCTGCATCCGTTTCAATGAGCCATGTAGCTACAGAGACAGTTAACGTCATTCTTGACGGATCTGTACAAGCTAATCAAACAGTACCGGGCGGTGGCACAGTCACATTCCCACGCTCTTCAGCAACAAAATACGAGGTTGGTTTACCAATTACAGTACGAGCTGTAACCATGCCAGTTGACCTAAAGCTACAGACAGGTACACGCATTGGATTTAAGAAGAGAATTGTTGAGGTTAACGCATTGGTTGCCAACACCCAACACCTAAAGATTAATACAATCCAAGTACCATTCAGAGCGTTTGGCGATATTCTTGATGAGGCAGTTGACGAATATACAGGCACAAAAACATTGCATGGCATATTGGGTTATACGACAGAAGGCAAGATTACTATTGAGCAAGACGTGCCATTAAAAATGACCTTGCTCGGTTTAGAGTACAAAGTAGCAACACACCAAGGAACATAATATGGAAGTAGCAGCCATAGCATTATTAGCAGTTAGCGCAGCCGGATCCATAAAGGCTGGACAAGACCGCAACAAAATGTATCAGATGCAAGCTAAACAGGCAGAGGTTGAATCTGACCGCAGAGCTGTGCAGTATGAGCTACAAGCTAACGAGATCCTTAGACGTACTAACCAAGCCAATGCAGCAGTAGTGGCTCGTGGTTTTGCTGGTGGCACACAAGGCTTTGAAGGATCTGCCGGGTTGATACAGTCCATCAACAATACTAAGGGTGGCAAAGAGTTTGCGTTTGCTTTGCAAAATGCAGATATGACAAAACGTAGTGGCCTTATACAAGCAACTCTGTATGAAAGCGCTGGACAAATTGCTGAACAGGCTGGCTATTTTGAGGCTGCTGGCAAGTTAGGTCAAGCCGCATTTATGGGAAGCAAACTTGGCGGCGCACCAAGTGGCGGTGGTGGTTTTGGTGGTGCTGGCGGTAGTGAAGGCAGCTTAACTTGGAGAGATTAAACAATCATGGCTGAACTTCCACGTTACCAATCAACTGGCTATTTGCCAGCAGACATTCCACGTCTAGACTTTGCTAATATTAAAGAGCAAATTTCTATGACTCAGGGTATTAACTCTGCGCTAGATCGCTTATCTAATTTTGCTTTTAAAGAAGCAGAAGAAAAAGCAAGGCGAGAAGGTATGCAGTATGGTGCTGAGAATATGCCAAGCGTAGAGCAAGTAATGACGGCTATGAAAGAAGGCAAAAGCCCATCTGAGTTGTTTGCACAGCCTGGCACAGCATTTGGTGATGCCGCTAGAAAAGTACAAGCTGGTCAGTTGCGTAATGAATTAGAGGTTCTTGGCCGTCAAGAATTATCTAGATTAAGCGCATCTTTAGATACTGGTGCGCTTGGTTTAAATGAGGTGCAGACCACGATTAAATCATTGACGGCTGGATATGCTAGAGCAATTAGCGCTGTAGATGCTGAAGAAGGCCTAAAGTTTAGAAGCTCAATGGCTACCGCTGGTAATGCTGTGTATGTCAAAGCAACTGAAAATTTTGCAAAGATTGTTGTTCAAGAAAAAATTGCTTTGGCTGATAATGCAATAGCATCGTCAGCAACAATTATTGCTGATACGTTAAAAGCAGAAAATGATCCAAAAATACTAGCAGATCGAATTCAACTTGAGCGTATTAGAGTATTTAACATTGCTATGGAAACAGGCAATCCTGAGTTTGTTAAATCAACAAGAGAAGAATTTAATAAAAGAGTATTGAACGCTGTTGTTGATTACACACTAAGTCCTACATTTGCTGATACACCATCACAAGCAATTAAGCTCATCGAGTCTGGTGACTTTGGTAAGTTGTCAGAAGTAATGAAAACAATTGATAGGAATAAACTCAAGAAAGCATATATTGAAAGAGCTGGCGAAGAGGCTACCATGTGGGATCGAGCTAGTAAGTTAAACGCATCAAGAAACGTTGATGAATTAAATGCTATTGAAGACAACTTGTATTCTGGCAAGATTAGCGGTTCAGAGGCTTATAGACAATCCAAAGCATTAGGTATTACCTTGCCAGATGAAAAACGCAAGGCTTGGCTTAATGGCGATTTGGCTGGTGCTAATCCACAGAACTACGGCATATTTGAGTCACAGGCTGACAGAGGTAAGCTAGGCGAGAATGACATAGACAACCTTGCTAAAAACGGTCAGATATCTTGGAAACAAGCAAATACTCTCAAGAAAATTGCTCGCGGCAATGAGAAAGACATGGGCGCTGCTAGACAGTTTATTGACAACACTCTTGGTATTAATGATCCGCTATCGCCAGGCTTAGAGGATTCCAAAGCAAAAGCATCTAGAGCTAAGGCAACATTAGCGCAAAAGAAACAAGACGCTCTAAATGCTGGCTTGCCATTCAATGCTATGGAAGCAGCTCAGACTCTTGTTAAAGAAAAAGAGATTTCCGATTCTGTTAATGCAAAAGAAACAGCAAGAAAAGAGCTTGAAAAAATCTCCAAAGAGAATGGCCTTGAGTACAAAGAGAATTGGACTGATGAAGATTTAAGACGTGCTAATGTTAAGAATGAAGATGTGCGTAAAAAGATTATGAGACAAGTAAGGGCTATTCAAAAATGATTGACCAACGATTCATGGATGACTTGGCTAAAGACTTTGTCTTGCCAACCGAACAGCCAGCTACATTGTTAGCATCGAACCAATCTCGTGATCGAGTTGGTACAGTTACTGTTAGTGGATTTACAGAGCCACAAGTAGTGACTGACGTTATGCCAGAAGGCGCTGGTATGGTTCAAAAACCATCAGGTGTACGAGTTGGCCGAGGTGGCTTAACTCTTAAACAATCAGCACAAGCTGGTAACTTGGATCGCCCATTAATGGCTTTAGCAGATATGTTGGCTGGAGCTGGGCGGGGAGCTGTATCACAGACGATTGGCATTGGCGGTGATGTAGAAAGCATTTTTACTGGATTAAAAAATGTTTTTACAAACCCAAATAATAAATCAATGGTAGATGCGTTTTTAGAGGGAATGTCTCAACCAACAATGTTGCCAACAACTGAGCAAGTAAGCACACAAGGATTTACATTGCCAAGTCTTAATGTTAATGTTCCAGCATTGGCTCCTGTAGTTCCTCCTACAGCTTCCAATCAGGAAGAGCGCCAAGCAAGCGCACAGTATGGTCAGGCTGGTGGTGAGTTCTTGCCATTGCCTGGTGTTGTTGATGCAGCCAAGTTAGCTGTAAAAGCAATCAAAGCCACTAAGGGTATGCCAGTTGGCTTGAGCATGAAGATAATTGGAGAAGCTCCAGCAGCTGCACCAGTTGCAGCCAAGCCAATTGCTTTGTCAGATATTGACCAGCAACGTTTGCCAATAGTTCAGAAGATTGTTGCAGATGGCATTGCAGCAAATATGTCTCCAACCAAAATGATCCAAGCGGTTGAGCAACAGACAGGAACAAAGCTAACTGGTAAGCAGCAAAAAGAATTAAAGCAATATGTTTCTGAAAATGTACCAAAAGGACAGATATATTCTGACCAGGCATTTAAGGATTTAGTTGCCCAGCCATTCCCATTTGAGCCATCAACACAGCGCTTTGCAAAAGCCTTTGATGATGCAATTAATTGGATTAAGACTCTTGATGCAGAAGATACCAAGAACGCTGCACTTCTTGCCAATCAACGTTTAGCGCCAATCCTTGGAGTTGGTAAAGATGGCAAAACCAAGCGCTTGCTTACAACCAATGGTAAGTTGCTAAAAACAGAGACAGGCATTGAAGGTGGTACACCAATTGAGTTGCCAGACGGCCGTAACATTGAGAGTGCTGGTTTAGCTATATCTCCAGCATTTAAGGCTAACAAGTTCAGCACTTGCCCCAACTCTGCAAGCTGCGCTCAAGAATGTCTTGGTAAGACTTCTGGCGGTTACTTTGCTTATGGCGGTGGCGCAGACCTAGATGCTATGAAAGGCACACGTCTGCGTAGCTTTAGAATGACACAGGCTATGTTCAGAGAGCCAGAGGCTTTTGCAATTAAGCTCAATGAAGAAATCTTCTCATTGAAGAAAGCAGCAGAAAAGAATGGCAATGCTTTGGCTATTCGTCTAAACGTACTTTCAGATATTGATCCTAAAGTACACAAGTCGATTATTGAGGCAAATCCAGACGTACTTTTCTATGACTACACAAAGATGAAGTACAGACCAGTTGCGCCTAATCATCATTACACATACAGCTCGACAGGATTGTCACAAAAGGCTGGCCAGAATGGCTTGACTGTAGATGTTGATAATCCACACTCTAATTGGACACAGATGCGCCAATGGCTTGACGATGGTCAAAACGTGGCAATGGCATTTAGCAGCAAGAAAGGTCTGCCAGAGTCTGTACTTGATGAGGCCACAGGCAAAACCTATCGAGTCATTGATGGCGATGCCTATGACTTTAGACCAATGGATGCGCAGCCACCAGGTTCGGATGGGGTAATTGTCGGCCTAAAGAATAAGGCCATGACCCGCAAAGAGTCTATGGCGGCACAGGATTCCAATGGATTCTTTGTGCAGTACGATCCTAAGCTCGGCACACAAGTGACTATCCCGCGCCAAAAGAAAGAGGTTATCATGCTCAAAACAGGAGGCCAAGAAGCTCCGTCTACTATGGAAACTGGTGAGCAGATTACAGAAAGGGCAGCGAAATGATTAGCAATGTTCAACTAAAAGAAGAAGACTTTCTACAGCAATTCCCACGAGCTGCTGAGTTTATGCAAGATGGTCTAACATTTATGGATTGGTGGGATGCCGGTGAGGATAGAGCCTCGCAAGGTAAGCCCATCAATGTTGCCGACTTAGCAGCGATGAACAAGGGGCTTGGATAATGTCTATAAAGCCATTAAACGAGCGGTTAGATGAACTCTCTACAGTAGAGCAAGATGTTGCTGCGCTGCCACCAGAATCCGAGCCATTAGATCCTACCGCGCTAACAGATCAGAATCCTGAGTTTGAGCCAACCTTAGTAGCTGGCTTTACAGGAATGATTAGAGAGGCTGTTAAAAGAGCGCCAAAGCGCACAGAAAGACCCATCCTACCCAAAGGTACAGAGACAGGGAAAATAGGCCCTTATACAGTTATTAAAGAGGCCAAGCCAGCACAGGCAGAGGCTATTGAAAAAGCCACTCCAACCATGCCGACTACGGGTAAACCCTCACCCACGTCAGCAGAGGTTGCAGCTGGTGTGCCGGAGACTGTGTTTAACCTAGATTTGATTGATGGACCAGATACATTTAAACAGCATATTGAGGCTGTTGCTAAGTCAGTTGGAGCAGATAAGTTTGAGAGAATTAGTTATACCGACTTTGCTGCTAAGGCATCTGCTGAAGGATACGATGAGGCATTTGTTGCCAGACTGCTAGATCCAAATGTGGCCACAGAGGCTGACTATGGCAAAGCATACAAGATGCTATTGGTTCAGTCGGATGCCAGCAATAGAACCTATGAATTGGGATTAAAGGTTAAAGAGGCTAAGGCTAACGGCACACTAACAGACGAGCTGTCTTCAGAGTTTTTACAAGCCATTACCTATGAGGGTGTTGTTGCTAAAGCAGTTAAAGGTAGACAAGTAGATATTGCTAGATCCCTTGGTATTTTCTCCCAGGCTAGACAATCATCAGCAAAAAGAGGTGAGATGCTTGCTGGTTTAATGACAGAGGCTGGCGGTATTGAGTCTGCATTTGACCTAGCCAATAAGTACACAGCACTATCAAGCAAAGCCGCAATGGCAAATCTTGCAGATAAAGCAATATCAGGAACTCTTAAAGATGTGTGGTTCTCTACTTGGATTAATGGTCTTTTATCTAGTCCAATAACCCACGCTAAGAACATAGTTGGTAACTTATTCTTTGGTGCATTACAGATGCCAGAACGAGCTGTTGCATCCTTTATTGGCAAAGGCAGAAATCTATTATTCAAGGGTGGCGAAGAGGCTATCTCAACAAACGAGATATATGCTCAAGCTGCTGGGTTTTTACAAGGCATTAGAGAGGGTGGCGAAATAGCTGCTACTGCATTCATCAAGAATACTTCAACTGATCCATTCACTAAGATTGAAACTGGACGAGTCGGGCGCGATGCATTTGATATTGATTTTGGTGATTCCGAGACAGGCAAAGCATTTAGTAACGCGTTACGTTATTGGGGAAAGTTCGTTACATTGCCGGGCAGAGCGCTTATGGCAGAGGACGAGTTCTACAAAGCAGTTGGCTATCGTATGGAGCTAAATGCTCTTGCAGTCCGCGAGGGTGACAGAATGTATAAGAAATTAATACAGTCTGGTCTGACCCCAGATGAGTCTGCTAAACAGGCGTCCGAGTTGACAGCTAGTTTGCTTGCTAATCCAACTCCAGATATTGATGAGGCTGCTAAGGCTGTATCGCGTACAGTTACGTTTACTCGCGAGCTAGAGCAGTCATTACAGGGATTGCAGTCAGCAGCTCAGAATCCATTAATTAAGATATTTGTACCATTCGTTAAGACTCCTACTAATATTGCTTTAGAGGCAATGGCTAGAACTCCTGGCTTAAATTTTGCAAGCCCACGATTCTGGGGTGACTTTAATGCTGGCGGTATTCGCAGAGACCAAGCAATGGCTCGCGTTACCCTTGGCGGCGCAATGATTTACTCAGTCAGCGCTGGCACGTTTGAAGGCAAGCTGACAGGCTATGGCCCAATGCGGATGGAAGATAAGAAAGCATTAGAGGGTACAGGCTGGCAACAATACTCAGCGGTATTTAATAAGGCCGATGTAGATCCTGATTTGCTTGCCAAATTCGAAAAGATTACGTCAGTTAAGTATGGCCCAGACAAGGTATACATTTCTTATGCTGGTTTAGAGCCAATTGCCACATTGCTCGGAATTGGTGCTACGGCTGGTGAGTATGCACAGATGACTCATGGAGGCACAGACCTAGAAAAGATGGCTATGGGTGCTACCATTGGTATATACCAATATCTCTCAGAGCAGCCAATGCTCCAGGGCTTTAGCGATATCAGCAAAGTATTTACTTCTGGCTCTAAAGATGCCCCATCCATTTTCTATGACTTAATCAAGAAAGCATCCAAACAAGTATCCGAGTTTGCTATCGGTGGATCACCACTAGGAACACACAGTTCTTTTGTGGCAGCGATTGAGCGTATTGTTGATCCAACCAGATCCAACACAATGCCGGGCGAGATGGGCTTTAAGCAAGACCTAGTTGAGCCAGCAGTACGCGGGTTCTATGAGGCTGTCAATTACTACAAGTCTCGCAATCCTTTGACATCCGACAGTTTGCCACGTCAATTTGACCCAATTACTGGTGATGTGCAAAAGGTTGGAAAAGGTAACCTTTATGAGATGTTCAATCCTCTAAAGTTATCGGATGGTAAGTTCAGTCCAGCTCATGCCGTATTGGTTGAGTACAACATTCCAATGTATATACCAAACCAAAGTATTGAAGGAATTAAGTTATCCGCTAGTCAGTACAACCGTTGGATCGAGATAGCAACACAAGATGGTTCATTAGCAAAAGCAGTTGAGAGTCTTGGCCAGAACTTGCAAGATTTGGCATCAGTTGACTTAGGTAAAGCTCAGTCGATTATTAGCAAAGAGATATCGGATAGATATAGCATGGCTAAGAAGATATTAATTGCAGAAGACCCCGATCTTGCCGAGGCGCTCAGAGATGTAGAGCAAGCAAAGCGTGATTATGGGAAATACAAGCGATAGACTTTTATGAAAAAATCAACTAGATTAGGGAAATATTATGGCTGATTATGCGATATCTAACGTAGCACGAAGAGTGGTCTATGCCAATACCGGTGTAGGGCCATACTCGTTTACGTTTGAAATTCTTGCTAATACCGATATCGCTGTATATCGGGGCAGTACATTGCTGACTCTGACCACAGATTATAGCGTAACCATTAATGCTAACGGCACAGGATCAATTACCCTAGTAACTGCTGGCACAGGCAATATTACGATTGTTGGCGCAAGAGCAATTCAGCGCACTAGCGACTATACGACAGGCGGTGACTTGTTCGCCAGCACCCTTAATACTGACCTAGACTCACAGACCATCTACGCACAGCAAGTAGCCGAGACCGCAGAGCGTGGCCTCAAGGCTCCAGTAGTAGATCCTACAGACATCAACATGACCTTGCCAGCTAAGGCAACTCGTGCTGGTACAGTCCTAGCCTTTAATTCAACAACTGGTAACCCAGAGGCTGGCCCAAGCATTGGCGCTGTAACCACAGTAGCGGCTCAGTCAGCCAATATTAATACTGTCGCTACAAATATAGCAAGCGTTAACACAGTTGCTGGCAATAACGCAAACATTAATACAGTTGCTGGGATATCGAGTAACGTAACCACAGTAGCCGGGATTAGTGCTAACGTCACATCGGTTGCTGGTAACTCAAGCAACATCAATACAGTTGCTGGCAATAATGCAAATATCACGACAGTTGCTGGTGTTTCTGGAAATGTGACTACAGTCGCTGGAATATCAGCTAATGTAACTACAGTCGCTGGAATCAACGCAGCTGTATCTACTGTTGCAACTAACAATGCTAACGTGTCTACAGTAGCCACAAACATTGCAGCAGTTAACACAAACGCTACAAACATTGTTGCTATTCAGAATGCATCGACTAACGCAACCAACGCAGCCAACTCCGCTACCGCAGCTGGTAACGCACAGACCGCAGCCGAGGCAGCTCGTGATGCAACACTAGCAGCATACGATAACTTTGATGACAGATATCTTGGTAGCAAGACTAGCGATCCAACATTAGACAATGACGGCAACGCTCTAGTCGCTGGATCTCTGTACTTCAATTCAGTATCAGGAACCATGAAGGTATACACAGGGTCTGCTTGGGTAGCAGCCTATGTATCCGGCACAGACTATCTTGCTAAAGCAAACAACCTTTCTGATTTAACCAATACAACGACAGCTCGTACCAACCTTGGTCTTGGAACTATTGCTACTCAAGCATCAAGCAATGTGTCAATAACTGGTGGATCAATCTCTGGCATTACCGATCTAGCCGTAGCCGATGGCGGTACTGGTTCATCAACCGCTAGTGGTGCAAGAACAAACTTATTGGCAGTTGGCTACACAGCAACTACTGGATCAGCAATTATTCCATCTGGCACAACTGGTGAAAGAGATGGCTCACCAGCCAATGGGTACTTTAGATATAACACTTCTGTCAACTCATTCGAGGGTTATGTCAATGGCGCCTGGGGTGGAGTCGGTGGCGCTCAAGCTGGTGGAGTTATCTTTGAGAACTCATTAACGATTAGCTCAAACTATACATTGACTACCAGCAAGAATGGATTAAGTGTTGGGCCAATTTCCATCTCAGGTGGTGTAACTGTAACCATACCTAGCGGTCAGCGCTGGGTTGTACTATAAGGAATCAATATGTCTATTGTCTTACAAGGCTCAACTAGCGGTTCAGTTACATTACAAGAGCCAGCCGTTGCTGGTACTACTGTATTGACCTTACCAGCCGTATCGGGAACAATCCTAACCACAGGCTCTAGCGGTCAGTCTATTCCTAAAGCCGCATTACCAACTGGTTCTATTTTGCAAGTTCTTAGCTCAACAGATTCAACAGAAAGAGCAACTACATCTACTTCATTTACAGCAAATTCAAATACATTGTCGGTAACTATTACTCCAACATCTTCAACAAGTAAATTTTTTATTTCTGTAAGTACAACTGGATACAAGAATACCGATAGTTTTGGTGCTTATACAATTTATAGAAACTCTACCAATCTTGGTAATGCAACAAACGGAATGGCGCAGATTCAACCAAGTGGGTATTTTCCAGTAGCAATGAGTATTACAGATAGTCCAGCCACAGCTTCAGCTATAACTTATCAGGTTTATTACAAAATGATAGGCGGTAGCGGTAATGCTTATCTTAATGCTGGTCAATCAGGACAGCCTACGACAGGTGGAATTACAGTTATGGAGATTGCGGCATGATAAATTATGTTGATTTTGTACCAGTTATTCAAAAACTCTACCCTAATGTAGTATGTACGGCTGGCGATGTAGCTTACGATGCAGACGGCAACGAAGTCGCATACGATAAAGCCGCAGTACAGGCTTATGTAGATGCTCATGCTTATATTGCTAAAAGAGCCGCAGAATATCCGCCAGTCACAGACTACCTCGATGCGATAGTAAAGGGTGACCAAGCACAGATTGATAAATACATTGCTGACTGTTTGGCGGTCAAGCAACGCTTTCCTAAAGGGGTAGCATAATGGCATCCATTATTACAGCCACAACTACAAGTGGATTAACTCAATCTGCTGACAATAGCGGTGTATTACAGTTAGCATCGGGAACTGGTAACTTAGTTACTGTGCCATCAGGAACTGGAACGGCTGTTGTAAACGGAATAAATAGTGCTATTGTTACTGGAACTTCTGTAGCAACTACTAGCGGAACAAGTATTGATTTTACTGGAATTCCAAGTTGGGCTAAACGAATAACTATTTTATTACATCGAGTTAGCACTACTGGAACTGTTCCCTTAATGTATCAACTAGGAACATCAAGTGGAATAGTTACTACTGGATATGTAAGTAGCGGTGCTTACTGCGGAGCTGGTCAAGGCGGTTTGCAAAGCACATCAGGTTTGTTAAATGGTGCTGGTGGTGCTGTTGCTGATACTTCTGTTGGAATAACAACAATTTGTCATTTTGGCAACAACACTTGGGTTTCATCAAGCGTATCAGGCGATGGAACTGCAGATTTTACAAAAATGGGTGGCGGCTCTGTTACTTTAAGTGGTACTTTAGATAGAGTAAGAATTACAACAACTACTGGAACGCCAACATTTGATGCTGGTTCAATCAACATTCTTTACGAATAAATCATGAACAGAATAGAAATTGATGTGATTACTGGCGAGCAAAAGACTGTTCAACTAACCGAGCAAGAAATTGCACAAGCCCAAGCACAGTACTCAAAATGGCTGGACAAGCAACCAACTAAAGAAGAACAGATTGCTAAATTGCAAGAGCAAATTGATGCTTTGAAAGGAACTAAATAATGCCTATAACCTTAGACGGCTCAAACGGAATAACAACTCCCATGTACAACGGGAGTATTACTGCTAATGCGGTAACTCCATCCGTTAATATGAAGAACCGCATCATCAATGGCGGGATGGTGATTGACCAGCGTAATGCTGGTGCTAGTGTTACTCCAACAACTTCAGGAAATTACAATCTTGATAGATGGAAAACAGAAATTTCAACTGGCTCTAAGTTTTCTGTTCAACAATCATCTACAGCACCCGCTGGTTTTACAAATTCTTTGTTAGCCACTTCTTTGTCAGCATATACTGTTGGTGCGGCAGATTATTTTGCAATATGCCAGCCAATAGAAGGTTATAACATTGACGATTTAAATTTTGGCACTGCTAATGCTAAAACTGTAACCTTGTCATTTTGGGTTCGCAGTTCTGTAACAGGAACATATAGTGCTGTTTTAGTAAATCAAAACGATACAAGAGTATATCCATTTACTTACACAATTTCTTCTGCAAATACTTTTGAATATAAAACAGTAACCATTGCTGGCGATACCACAGGAACATGGTTAAAAACAAACAATGCTGGAATAAGAGTTAATTTCTACATAGGACTTGGAACAAATTTTCAAGGTTCAGTAAACGCTTGGAATGGTGGAACTGTTTATGGTGCATCAGGAACAACAAACTTAGTTTCTACAAACGGAGCGACCTTTTATCTTACTGGGGTGCAATTAGAGGTGGGAAACACAGCTACTAGCTTTGATTACAGACCTTATGGAACTGAATTGGCTTTGTGTCAGAGGTATTTCCAATTATTTGGTTCTATTTCTACTCCAGCAACAAATGTAATGCTTGGTGGTGCAATGGCTACAAGCTCTACTGGTGGAATGGCTGTTATTGGATTGGTGCAAGAATTAAGAAGTTCTCCATCTTTAACTTTTTCATCAACTGCATCTGCATTTAGAGTAGTTAATTCTAGTGATTCAAGTATTGCTTGCAATGCTGTTCCAACTGCTAACATTCTTGGAAACAAAGCAATTAGAGTTAGTTTTGGTGTGGCAAGTGGATTGACTGCTGGAAATGCAACCATATTGTTTGGCGATACAAGCAATGCCGCTTGGATTGGTGTTTCATCGGAGTTATAAAATGTATAAATTATTTAATTCATCATTACAACAATTTGTTATTAGACTATCAGACAATGCTTTTATTCCATTTGACCCAGCCAACACAGACTACCAAACCTTCAAAAAAGAAGTCTTAGCTGGTGCAGAACTGCAATCCGCAGAGGGTCAGGTTATGAACCAAGAAGAAGCCAACCAGTTTATTTCGACCTTACCATAATGCTTACTCAAGACTTCCTACATTCTATTTACGAATACCAAGATGGTGATTTGTATTACCGCCATTCTCGTGGTACAGCCAAAGCTGGCAAGAAGGTAGGTTATCAAACTAAAGATAAAGTTACCCATGTAACTATTGATAAAAAGTCTTACTTGTTGCACCGACTTATTTTTCTAATGCACTATGGCTATTTGCCATACATGGTTGACCATATTGATGGGGATAGGTCAAATAACCGCATTGAGAATTTAAGAGCCGCAACACACGCTGAAAATTGCTGGAACGCTAAATCAAGGCAAGACAGCAAAACAGGCGTTAAAAATGTTAAGTTTGACAATGCACTGCAAAAATACATTGTGCGAGTTACTGTAAACAAACAAAGACATTTCATTGGTTCTTATGAAGATTTAGAATTAGCTGAATTGGTAGCTGTAATGGCTAGAGAAAAATATCATGGCAAGTTTGCCAAGCATGGAGATTATTATGCGAATAAGTAAAGATGGTAATGTGATGACACAAGAACAGGCTACTCAGTTTGTTGGAGGCTTGGCATGAACTTTATCTTTACATGGATCCTAGACCGCTTTGGCTTTGTTCCCAGGGCAACCATTGAGTTTCCCATTGAGAAACCAGTTGCTGTTAAGCCAGCTCGCAAAGCTGCCAAGAAAGTAGTACGCAAAACCGTACGAAAGAAAGCGTGATTACCATGACACAGCTTACCGAAAAAGAGATTGAAGAGATTGTTGAAAAGGTGACCGAGCGTGTCATCGAGAAGGTCTATACCAATATCGGTAAGTCTGTGGTCACCAAGTTCTTTTGGATTATTGGAGTCGGAGCTGTAGGTTTAGTTACATTCCTAGCTGGGATGGGCCATATCAAGATCGGCAACTAATGTGGCAGATCAGTTCGGTTTTCTTGATGGCGCAAAGGGCATCAGCAGTTCTCTAAACGCTAGTCGTGAGGTCAGCAAAGAGCTGTCCAAGAGCATTGCAGATACACAGAAAGAGGCATCTGATGTAGCCCAGCAACGCAACCTTGACAGGCGCAGAGAACTACGCGAGAACGAGGTACGCAAGGAGTTGTTCTTAAAGCGTGTGCTAATTGTCTGGGAACATGAAGAGCAAGTACGCAGAGAAGAGGCAAGACTGCGAGAAGAGTTCTTAAAGAAGTATGGCAAGCGGTGGGCTGAGGTTGAGGCTCTGAAAGCAAAGCTAGAGAAACAAGAGAGGGAGCTGAAGAAAGCCTTTGATTCTGATCTAGCCAAAGCCAAGTGGGCGCAGTTCTGGTGTTTCGCAGTCGCTGCATGGATAGCTTATTTTTTAGTATGGGGAAATAAATAATGTTTACTTTGTTAACAACTCTCGTCTCATTCTTAGCCGGTGGCTTACCAAAGCTGCTAGATTTTTTCCAAGATAAATCAGACAAATCACATGAGTTAGAACTAGCTCGTATGCAGACTGAGCGTGAGCTACAGATGCTAGAGCGTGGCTATGCTGCACAAGCCAGAGTAGAAGAGATCCGCACAGATCAGATTGCAATACAGTCCGCAGAGAAAGAGCGTGAGTCGCTCTATGCCCATGACATAGCCATCGGTCAGGGTGCATCTACATGGGTCATCAATGCTCGCGCAATGGTGCGCCCAGCAATTACTTATGGAATGTTTGTCCTCTTTGCTTTCGTAGAAATCTTTGGTTTCGTCTACGCTTGGAAGACAGGAGTTGATTTCACCATTGCTCTTGATGTCCTATGGGATAACGAAACACAAATCATTTGGAGTTCTGTAGTCGCTTTCTGGTTCGGTACACAAGCATTTAAAAAATGATTGACCCAAAAGTTATTAAAATGATTATTCACCACGAGGGTTGCAAAACGCAACCTTATCGCTGTCCAGCATTATTGTGGACAATTGGTGTCGGCAGAGTAATTGATCCTAATCACATAAAGGTGAAACTTGAAGACCGCAAGAACCTACCAATCCCAGAGGGGTGGAACAGAACACTCAGCATGGATGAAGTTAACAAGTTGCTTGAAGAAGATTTACAGAGATTTGAAAGCGGGGTACGCAGATTATGTCCTGATGGCCTTACTCCTGGGAGGTTTGGCGCACTCGTCAGCTTTGCGTTTAATGTTGGGTTAGGCAATCTCCAACGCTCTAGCCTCAGAATGAAACACAATCGTGGAGACTTTGAGGGAGCCGCCGAGGCCTTTCTCGATTGGACAAAGGCTGGCGGCAAGGTTCTCAAAGGGTTGGTGTCAAGGCGCAATGACGAGCGAGCGCTCTACCTAAGCAACACCATCTAATACTTTCTTACGATTCTGCTTTGCGCTGGTCATTATGACCATTTGCATAGGGTTAAGTAACTCAATAGTCTGTTTATTGAGCGTGTTGAACTCAAGCAGTTTCTTTTGTTTGTCAGCCAGCGCCAACTTGGAGCCAGCTACTTTGTCCGCAACTGTGTTGTATTGGCTAATAAACTCCTCAATGTTTTTACACTCGATGGGATCCTTGCCGGGGATCTGGAGCCGTACCGTACCCGGAGTTGGAAGTGTTGTATTTTTACCACTATTAGGGATGTCCTCTTTAATCGCCATTAAATCGACTTTCGGTGTGGGTGTAGGGATAGGTACTCCAGCCAGCTTTGGAAGCGAATCTAGGGGGTTTTTAGGGGTTCTAGAGGCAGCATTGCCATCGTCATCCTCTGGCGCTATCCCACAGGCAGCCATCAGGCTATATCTGCGAGCATAGGTAAGCGCTGATCCATACCCTTGTGGGTCTTGCTTGCTGGCTGGAACGTGCAGAACTCCACAAGACAGAGACTCGCCAGACTCATGGAGTAGCAATGTTTCTACATTGACTCCGGTATCAGACTCGCTACATTTCTGTATCAGAGCGATGCCGTTATTGTTTAGCGCATCAATGACTGCCTCCACGCAAGCGGAGAGGTCAGCGTAACGACTGCGAAAGTGCGGGTTAGTGGATGTCTTCAGAGCTGGGCCAAACTCTTTCTGAGCTTTGACCATTGCGGTTGCTATTAGTTTCATTTGAGTGCCTTAATGTTTAATGTTGATTGACGAATTGTGTAAGCCTCTTTGGCTGGCACAATCTTGGATGGTTGGGCTTTGTAGTTACGCTGCGGCCATGTGATTTGAAAGTCACCAGCCAATGCGTATGTGCTGTTTCGCATCATGCCCATAATCTCAGTCTGTGCTTTAGCCGTTTCCTCTTCAAGCCTAGATATTTTTTGCTTGTTTTCTAGAATTAATTTGGTCAGCTCCACACCATAATCATCCAGCTTAACTAGCTCACTATCTGAGCTTGTTGGCCACGTCCTTGTCGCATCTTTTGGATTGATGGGTGGATAGTGGTCAATGTAACCAGTGTTTTTATAGCGATCCAGTTTGTCCTGGAACTCTTTGCACGTTGTCTCAATGAGGTCTAGTGTTTCTTGGTGTGGTGCAAACAAGAAGATCCGCAGCTCTGTGCCTTGATACAGTACAGCGATAGCACCCCAAGTCGCTTTCATGATTGCCATCTGCGCTTGCAGCTGAATGGGGCCGCGATACAAAGGCAAGACATCCTCCGGTTCCATCTTGGTTAGCTTGGCCTCTAGGATGCCTGTACCCTCAAGTCTTATAGAAGACTGACCTACCACATAGATGCCACGCTCAGGATCGGTAAAGACCTCTTCCATTGATCCTGTGGCTGTGCCATCAAGACTGCATGAGATTGGCCACTTCTCGTGAAAGTAGGGTTTCTCATGGTTAATCTCTAGCTGGTGGCAGCCGAGCCGATGCGCCGCCTCAGTCAGAATCGTTGGCTCTAAGCGATTGCCCCAATCCATTGACTCGTTTGTTATGTTTTCTAATTCCTCACCATTGATGGCCGCAATACTTGCCAGCAGCTCATCATTGGGTGACCGATATTGGCTCATGCCACAAACCGCTGGGAGGCGGCTTGCGGAGAGCATATCGTTGGGAGTGACCTTACCTACCATTTAAATCTCCTCTTCTATTTTTGTTTCAAGTATTGCTGCTAAAGATTGTGCATACCTAGCCACCGCTTGGCATCTGATGGCGGCCTCTTGGTAGTTGCCTACCATAGTGGCCGAATGAATCTGTCTCATCAGACTGTTGATGATTAATAGGTACTCCGAATAGTCAATCATTTTGTTTTCGCTACAGCTTTTGGTGAACCAGTAAGCCAGTAGCGTTTCCACTTGTGGGATCGATTGTCTTTGTCATGCTCGAACTCGTCAGCAATTCGATAACCGCTTGCTCTAAGTAGGTGTATGTAGTGTGCCAGGCGAGTAATGCCATAGGTGCTAATAGCATCCCAAGAAGTAATACCACGAGCTTTCTTTTGCTTGAGATGGCCAAGTATTGTTTGAAGTTGCGTATCATTTTTGCTCACGTTTTTCATTCCTCGAAAGTAGGTTGCGATATACCTCCCATTTTTTTTGATGCTTGCTGCACTCCGATGGGGGCTGGAATCCATGCTTAATGAATGTGGCCATCACATCTGTCTTCTGCGATGGCACATAGTGCTTATTGATATCGTTGATGTTAGACATAGTTCTCCTTATGAAAGTGCCACGATTAAGACAAATGCAATGACCGAGACTGTGGCGATAACGCGGTCAAATACGGTGTCCTCAGGCTTATACAAGTCCTTGGAAGATTGATTGTGTTGGTTCCATGCTTTCATTTTTTTAGACTCTCCATAAATTTTTCAGCCAGGCGCTGTCTGCGCTTACGTTGCCACCGGGTATAGAACTGGGTGTTTTGCACAACTACACAGACACCCAAGACCAACCCGGCAACGATGATTAATGTGCCTACGATGTATATCAAGGCCAGAATGGTATTGATTAAATCAAGCATACTGAACTCTCCTCAATAGTTTTCCTACCTGGGCGGGATGCCACACATCCATGCCTTTAGCGGTCTTGATGCCACGAACCTCCAACTCAGCTGCAATTGCGCGTAAATTGGTTCCGACTTTACTGACAATATCTTGCAAGGAAGGCGCGACTTTTTTGCAATATGCTTCACAACGGTCGCTAATTGCCTTTAAGCCAGCCTGTGAACCGATCTGTGGAGTTGGCGAACCCAACACAGTACCGCGAGCTTTGGCAGCTGCTAAAGCTGATTTGGTACGTTCCGATATCTTCTTGGCCTCCCACTCCGCAAACACAGCAGCCATCTGTAGGAATGTGCGGTCTGCCTCTGGCATATCTGCGGCCACGAACTGCACGTTAGACTCAAGCAAGCCAGAGATAAAATGCACGTTACGAGCAAGACGATCCAACTTAGCGATAACGAGTGTGGCTTTCTGTTTCTTAGCCAATGCAAGTGCAGCTGCGAGCTGTGGGCGGTCTGTCTTACGGCCAGACTCAACCTCAGTAAACTCTGCAATGATTTCTTTGCCAGCAAGGTATGCCTGTACGGCAGAACGCTGGGCCTCTAAACCAAGACCTGATTGGCCTTGGCGCTGTGTTGATACTCTGTAGTAGGTTACAAACATAGTTAACTCCTGTGTCTCGGTGGTTAATAGCGATATCGCTAGGAATGAATATACCAAACTATATCTAGTTTTAATAGTAGGTGTTTACCCTAATCTTATTACGCTATATTTAGTCTACAATCAGATATCTCAACTAAATAAGGCCAACAATGACTGAATTAAAGCCATTCCTGGTGCGCTTGCGCCCAGACGTTAGAACATTGTTAGAACAGACCGCCCAGCAGCGCAATAAGCCTATTGCTGTCATCATTAATGACGAGCTGCGCTCTGCTTTGAGTAAGCAAGGGGATCTATCGCAACGTCTCAACAAGATGCTTGCGTGATTGTCCTAGAGCTGCCGTTCCCACCATCGGTCAATACTTACTATCGTAGGGGCGCTCATGCCACCTACATGAGTAAGGCTGGCCGAGAGTACAAGCAAGCTGTGGCCGAGTACATTTCTGGTGGTGACTTTCCCAAAATGGGTACGAAGAGACTCTCTGTGAGTATGGTGGTGTGGCCAAGAGATAGGCGAGTATTCGATATCGATAACCGCATCAAGAGTGTGTTAGACAGCTTGCAAGATGCTGGCCTGTTTGATGATGACTCACAAATCGATGAGTTGTCGATCTATCGTGGCTCACAGATTGTGCCGGGTGGCTCTATCAAAGTAATGATTGAAGAGATTAAATGAATGAGTTGGCTTTATTCTCAGGCGCTGGTGGAGGAATACTTGGGGGCAAATTGCTCGGATGGCGAACAGTCTGTGCAGTCGAGTGGGAGCCATATGCAGCAAGCGTATTGCTCGCCAGACAAAATGATGGAATACTTCCGCCTTTCCCGATTTGGGATGACGTTCAAACCTTTGATGGAAGACCATGGGAGGGAGTTGTTGACGTTATATCTGGAGGGTTTCCATGCCAGGACATTGCCTCCAATGGAAAGGGTGACGGCATCAACGGATCAAGAAGTGGCCTGTGGAAAGAAATGGCCAGAATTATTGGCGAAGTACGACCCAAATACGTCTTTGTGGAAAACTCCCCAATGCTCACTAGAAGAGGACTCGGCACAGTCCTTGGAGATTTGGCCCAAATGGGGTTCAATGCAGAATGGGGTGTCGTATCAGCAGCCGAAGTTGGAGCGCATCACAAGCGCAGTCGGATCTGGATTGTGGCCAACTCCGACAACTCCAACGGGGGGGGGGAACGCTGGAGGCTCTGGGGCTTACAAAAATGCTATCAAAAACGGAACTTACATACCATCTTCAATCAACCCGAACCTGTACGAATGGTTGATGGGGTGGCCGCAAGAGTGGACAGACTTAAAGCCCTTGGCAATGGACAAGTTCCACAAGTGGCAGCAGTTGCATTTGAGTTGTTAAAGAATAGATTGGAATATGGGCACACACGATAAAGACGTATACACAAAGGCTGTCCAGGCTGAGTCCAGTATTACTGGCAAGCGTTGGTGCAGTAATTGTCAATACAGCGTACATACAGAAGGTGGATATTGGAAGACAAGCGCAAAGGGAAGAGTCAGGCGGTGGATGTGCAAGGATTGTTATCGCAGAAAGACAGAGAGGGAGAGCAAGTAAATGTATTACGACCCATCTGTTTCGCTTGTGGTCAACTTCACCCAGGAGCAAGGTTGGTTCATCTGCCGAATGGCCGAGCGGTTGGATCCTATTCAGACGAATATCGCGTGTACTGTGAGGCCAAATGGGTCTTTCGAAAGTTTAGAACCAAAAGAACTCGGCAACTGTACTTACAGGAGGTGGCAACTGTGCGTGGCCAAGCTGGCTACGCTAAGTTGTACGCAGCCATGTTAGATATCTGGAAGAGAAAGCAAGAGCAATGAGAACAGTCTGTTGGTTTAGCTGTGGAGCTGCGAGTGCTGTGGCTACCAAGATAGCGCTTGCAGAGAGAGAGAGTGAATTGGTCATAGCCTATACGGAGGTTAAAGAAGAGCATCCTGATAACAAAAGGTTCTTAGCTGAATGTGAGCAATGGTTTGGCCAGAAGATTGAGGTTCTCGGCAATGATTTTTACGATAGGTCAATCTATCGGGTGTTTGAAAAGAATTACATACGAACCCCCAAGGGTGCACCATGCACCAGGGCATTAAAAAAACAGATTAGAGAGCGATTTGAGAAACCTACAGACCGCCAAGTATTTGGTTATACAGCAGAGGAGCAAGCTCGATTGGATCGGTTCATAGATGCCAATGCTGATGTCAATATTTGGACTCCATTAATTGATAAAGGCTTAGGCAAAGAGGATTGTTTGGCAATGTTAAAGAATGCTGGTATCGAGTTGCCAGCCATGTACAAACTTGGGTATCACAATAACAACTGCATCGGTTGCGTTAAAGGTGGCATGGGCTACTGGAACAAGATAAAGGTTGACTTCCCAGAGCATTTTGACCGCATGGCAAAGCTCGAAAGATTTAAAAAGCAAACTATATTTAAGGATAGATATCTCGATGAGTTAAAGCCAACTGATGGCAATTACCCACAAGAGCCAAACATTGAATGTAGTATTTTCTGTCAAATAGCGGAGCAAGAGTTAAACAAATGATTTGTGTAAATGATGGCTGTGATAGTCATGAAATTAAGGTAGCTGAGACTAGGGCGCATGAGACTAAAAACTGGATCAAAAGACGTAGAGTCTGCAAGGAATGCAAGTGCAGCTGGTGGACAGTAGAACTCGGAGAATTTGAATTAAAAGATAATCCTTTACAAACTCATGGCTAATCTGCTAAAAAGACAATTCGGGGCCATAACCCAGCCCTTTGGAATGGAGTGTTGCCAGACCAAGATAAACGCAGCTGAATCACAAGGGATGACCATCGAAGAGATCGGGCCTAGCATTGTGATGGCGAATAGCCTAAGCATGGCGATAAACGATAAACACTCTCGAAAGAGATATCTCGCTTATATAAGCGGGTGAGGTTTTATTCAAATGAATTTTGATATCCCAAAGAAACCTAAGATAAAGCTAAAACCAAAGCCACAAGACAGGCGGCAGATAGCGATTGTGCCATTGCGAGCTGTGATGGATAAGAGCCTGAGTCTTGGGGCGCTCAGAGTTCTGTGTATGGTGTGTGCTTATGCGAACCGGAGTGGGATTACATGGGTTGGCCAAGAGAGATTGTCTAAGGATTTGGGAGTCAGTCGCAGAACGATTACAGCCCAGATGACCAAGTTAAGAACCAAGGGTTATGTTGATCGGCTAACGAAGGGCGCGAGGATGAGCCACACGTCAACCATGAGGATTGTTTATAACGAAGATATCTCACTTGAAGATGCTTTGGCATTGAATACTGAGGATGGAAGAAGTCCATACATGATTTTGAAAGAGGAGAGAGAGATGGCTAAGAAGGGGTCTAAAACGAGCGCTAAGGCTGTGAAAACACTTGGGGAATATGTGGATGCCAAGATGGTAAAGAAACCCAATGATGAAGAGATATTGGCTTATAACAGCAAGTTGGAGATAGTTAGTCTCTTATATGGAAAAATATATAAAGACAAGAAAACAATAAATGAACTAGACCTGAAGGCTATCGAGGTTGCAGAATCGATAGGTTTATCCAATGAGCAGTTCGCGCATGACCTGGAGCTGTGGCTGAGAGCCAGACCAGAGCGGCCAGACTCTATCATCGAGTACGGACGTGGCTTGTAACGTACCCAATCGGTGGTATGCATACGGCACAGGCAGAGGTGGGTGTCTGTACAGAAAGCACGATGCCCTCTGCGCTTGGCCAGAGGCGGTCTGCCAGCGAGTGGCATATCCCTCCCCCCACCCTTGCCACTGTGGGCGGGGTGTTACTCACAATTTTTCCCCACTTTTTTAAGGAGCGAGTAAATGGAAGAGCAAGAGAAGTTGAAACGAGAGCTGCACAGTTGTAGTCTTGGCTTACTAAGACAGGGTTTCTCCCTACAAGCAGTTATTCATGCGATGATAGTGGAGTCAGAGCGGTTATCCGATTCTGCGAATGTTGTCCAAGCAATAGAAGATAGTAAATTTAAACCATAAAAGAGGAGAAGAAAATGAAATATGAAATGAAAGAGGGCAGCTTTACGCTATTTGTTAACGACAGAAAGCGTGGAGAAACCGATGCGGATTGGACAGGATCCATCAAGCTGGCTGATGGCATCGAGTATTGGTTCAATGCGTATGAGAAACAAACAAAGACAGGCAAGAAGTACTTAGCCGGGAAGATTGGTAAGCCCAAGCAAGCGGGGTTTACTCCACGCGGCAACGATGAGATGCCAAAGTCTGATAGTGATATTCCATTCTGATGCCAAGAGTTAAGTCAAATTTAAGTGCGCAGATCCCCTCCATGCAGAACTGGGGTGGGATTCGGTCTATACAGAAGAGGTTAGAGCGCTCCGCTACCATTATGGAGAACAAGGAGGCGGTAGCATATAGCCTACTCTGTATGGCCAATACGAAAATCACAGACATTATGGAGTGGGATGAGGCTGGTCAGATTAAGGTTAAGGCTAGTAAGGATATTCCTGAACACGCATTGCAAGCCATCCGTAGTATTAAGGTTAATAAGGATGGTAATCTAGAGTTAGAGCTGTACGACAAGGTTGGAGTGCTGCGCCTACTAGCCAAGGCCTCTGGATTGCTCGATAGCCCAGATGATTCAGATAAGCCATCGGTGATCGGCATCAATATTAAGCCACCCGATATTGAAGACGTAGAAATAAAATAACAACAACCCCTTTACTTTTCTATTTTTTTCAGAAAGAATCTCCAATATAGCGATATCGCTATTTAACTGAGGAGATTGTGATGACTACGTTTACGACTGAAGATAGAGAAGAAGCGATGCGTAATAGTTGTGAGCATTGCGGCGAGCGGTTGCCCATTGATGAGATCCACCATTGTGCCAATACTGAGCCAGTTCCATTTGCTGGCTTTATCTCAACCGAAGAAGATGATAGCGATAAGCTGTGTAATTTAGCCAACGACATGGAGTTTGCCATCAACTCTAGACTTGGGCGCTCTGGTGTCCGCTGGGCTGGAGACTAAGATGCCGATTAAGTCTGAGTTCTGGCACATCCTACAAAAGCATATTGCGCTGAGAAAAGCCAATAAATGAGTGCCTGGCTGATTATCGTTACAGGTCTGATTTATGGTTACATCGCTGTAGAGCAAGGAATAAAGGGAAATATGCCGATGGCGGTGGTGTATAGCGGCTATGCGTTTAGTAATGTAGGGCTTTATATATTAGCCACTAAGTAGCTTATGGGTTTATATATTAGCCATTAAGTAGCCTTTTGGTACATAATGGTTACCATATGTACATTTAAGGAAACATTTTTGTTACCTTAAAAGTTATATTAAAGTTATCTTTAATAACCCATAGGTTAAAGCTCTAGGGGATCAAAGCCCAAAGATTGAGATACGAGCAATGCCCGGTGCTTGAAAGTCTTATCATGCTTTTGCCATGCAGCGGTTGACGTGTTCCACCGACTAGCGTGGATCATTTCGTGGGCCATCGTCCGGATCGCTGTTTCGAGGAAGCCACAACGAGCAGCGGATATCGTAATGACGTGTTCATATTTGTCCGCTCCGTCATCGTGGAGGTACGTTCCCATCGTATCTGGATCGTGATCCACGATAAATTTGATGGTTTCTGGTAACGGCATATCCCATTTATCAAAAGGTTCACATACCACAAGCATGGTGTATATATTCTTGAGAATAGTAGATGTCAGC